AACATTTGAAAAACGATTTAAAGAATGGATACCAGCCCACATAGTGAAGCCGCGTACCGTTTGATGCATAATGGTATTCTTGCCATTGCTAGAGCCGAACAACAAGGGCTTCGTGTTGACTTAGAGTACCTTGAACAACGTAAAGCCAATCTAACTTCCAAAATAAACAGGCTTGAACGGAAGTTTAAGGCCTCAGATTTCTATCGGCATTGGGAACATTCGCGTGGTGGACGGGTAAACATCAACTCCAACGCACAACTTGCCCACTTCCTGTACAAGACAAAGAAGTTGGAAGTTGAAAAGGAAACGGAGTCTGGACAAGGCTCTACCGATGAGGAAACCTTACGCCAGTTAAACATACCTGAGTTAGACATACTGTTAGACATGCGTAAGTTGAAAAAGGTACGGGACACATACCTTGAAGCCTTTTCAAGAGAACAGGTAAAAGGATACATACATCCGTTCTTCAACTTACATCTTGTTCGTACGTTTCGCTCAAGCTCCGACCACCCTAACTTTCAAAACATACCAAAACGGGATGAGGAATCTATGCAGATTGTTCGCAAAGCATTGTACCCCCGTCCAGGACATCAGTTAATGGAAGTTGATTACAGTCAACTTGAGGTAAGAATAGCGGCATGTTACAACCATGATCAACAATTGATATATGACATTACGCAAGGGGATATGCATAGAGATATGGCCGTCCAAATCTTTATGTTAGATTCGTTTGACAAATCTAATCCAGCCCACAAGGTACTGAGACAAGCGGCAAAGAATGGTTTTGTTTTCCCGGAATTCTACGGTGACTATTACAAGAACTGTGCTACGTACATGGCTTGCAATTGGGGTAAGTTGCCTCCTACCAAATGGAAACCTGGACAAGGAATAGAAATTGACGGAGCCCATTTGTCAGATCACTTTATTGAAAAGGGAATCAAATCTCTTGATACCTTTATCAACCATGTGAAAAAGATTGAGTCAGACTTCTGGGGTGTCCGTTTTGCTGACTATGCCGCATGGAAAGATCGTTGGTGGAAAACATATCAAAAGTATGGATATATTGATATGTACACAGGCTTCCGCTGCCACGGTGTTATGGGGAAGAATGACTGCATCAACTATCCTGTACAAGGTGCTGCCTTTCATTGCCTACTTTGGGCCTTTACGGAGATTGACAGGATATCTCAGGAAGAGAATTGGAGGACACGACTTGTAGGACAGATACATGACAGTATGATACTTGATGTACACCCTGACGAATTAGAGTATGTTGTGAAAGTTGTACATCGTGTTACCTGTGAAGACCTCCCGGCACATTGGCCTTGGATTATTGTGCCACTTGAAGTAGAAATAGAACTTTGCCCAGTTGACGGAAGCTGGGCGGAAAAGGATGAATACAAAATTAAATGATTTTTCGTATAATATGTTTTAAACCCCAACAGGATGAGCTTATATTTGAAATACAGACCAACCGACCTAACCCAAATGCGTGGCAATGACGAAGTGATTGCCTCTCTTGAAGGAATGCTGGGCAATACTGACTCTTGCCCACATTCCTTTCTTCTCCATGGCCCAACGGGTTGTGGCAAGACAACTATCGCAAGAATCATTGCCCGTAAACTTAACTCCAGCGGATCCGATCTAAAGGAAGTAGACTCAGCTGACTTCCGTGGTATTGATACCATCCGTGAGATACGTCGTACGAGCGAGTACATGGCAATGGAATCAGACTGCCGTGTATGGATAATTGATGAGTGCCACAAGATGACAAACGATGCCCAGAATGCATTGCTTAAGATTCTTGAGGATACTCCATCACATGTCTACTTCGTACTATGTACAACTGACCCACAGAAACTTCTACCAACCATAAAAGGTCGGTGTGTACAGTTACAGGTAAAGGTTTTGGACGAATCTCAGATGTTCAAATTATTGCGCCGTGTAGTCGCGAAGGAGGGAGCAACAGTCTCAAAGGAGGTGTACGACGTTATAACACGTGATAGTCTCGGACATCCCCGGAATGCCCTGCAAATTCTCGAACGTGTGCTTAGTGTTCCCGAGGACAAACGGATAGAGGTAGCACAACAGAGTGCCGCTGAACAATCACAGTCAATTGAACTCTGTCGTGCCCTGTTAAATAAGAAACCCTGGGGGGAAGTTAACAAGATATTGGTTGGCTTAAAGGATCAGGAAGCGGAGAGCATCCGTCGCGTTGTTCTTGGATACTGCCAATCTGTTTTGTTGAAGTCAGACATGGTACGGGCAGGACGGGTTTTGGAAGAATTCTTAACACCGTTTTACGATAGTGGTTTTCCACAACTTGTTTACGCTTGTTATGCAGTAACTAAAAATTGATAGATGGACTACGAAAGTGACATAAGAATTGATGATACTGCTCTCGATGTAGAGTGGTTGGAACAGGCAAGTCTTGCCTTGCGGTATGGTCGACATTGGGCGATTCGTAAAAGAGAATTGACCAAGGCTGAAGAGCGTATAAAGGTTATCCGAGCCGAATTGATTGCGGAAGCAAACTTAGACCCTGTCAAATGCTGCAATAAAGAAAAACCCAATGCGGCTGACATAGAAGCCTACTACCGTAATCATAAGCGGCACAAGGAGGCAAAGGAAGCCTGGGTGCAAGCCCAATACGAACTTGACATGGCAGAGGTGGCAAAGAACGAATTTAGCTTTACCAGAAAGGCCGCTTTGGAAAACTTGGTTCGATTACATGGACAGCAGTACTTTGCCGGCCCATCTGTTCCGAGAGATTTGGCTGAACAAAGAGCTGCCAGGGAAAAGGCCGTAAGTGGTGAAATCGGCAGAGGGCTATCACGGAAGAAATAAGCTATGTGGGAAGTAATACTATATGTAGCTCTTGGCGTACTTGTCGTTTATGTCCTATCAAGGATAGGAATGAAAGGCATACTCCATGAGATTGATGATTACCTTTACAAGAAATATAAACAAAAAATGAAACACAAACAAAATGGTACAGAAGAAGAGAAAAACTAATTTTGCGGAAGCTATCGATGATGCTATCCAAAAAAGTGAAAGATCAGGTGCAACATACGGGTACCTGCAACTACCGAAGGGTATCAGTGTGTACTCACCAGATGCAAAGGGATGTAAAGTTACCCTTGACATAATTCCTTATGAAGTTACGTCTGATCACCACCCAGAAGGTGCTGCCAAAGGAGATCTGTGGTGGAGACTCCCCTATTTCGTACACAGAAACATTGGTGCCTCAAATGACACTGTCGTTTGTCCCACCTCTATCAAGCAGAGGTGCCCAATATGTGAGTACCGTGCCAAGAGGATAAAGGCACAGGCTCCGCAGGAAGAGACAAGAGCATTAAAACCCTCTGAAAGGAACCTGTTTGTTGTTGTCCCACTTGATGACAGGAAACTGAAAGATCAGATTTGTATCTTTGACATCAGTAAGTACCTGTTCACTGAACTTCTGCTCAAGGAAGCAAAGGAGAACCCAGAATACAAAAACTTCGCCGATCTGGAAGAAGGGTACAGTGTCAAAATCCGTTTTGAAAGCCAGACAATCGATAATAGCCAACCGTTTGCCAAGGCTTCCAGAATTGACTTTGTTGAGAGGGATCAACAGTATGATGAATCTATCCTTGAGGATGTTCCGGCACTTGATGAGATGCTTATAATGCTTTCTTTCGAAGAGCTTGAGGCCAAGTTCTGGGAGATGGAACATGAAGAGGACGGGGGTACGTTGAGTTCAAATAAACGTAAAACCAAACCAACTGAAGAAGAGGAAGAGGAAGAGGAAGAGGAAAAGTCTACCAAGAAAGAACCTGTCAAGAAAACCGTAACTCGTGGGGTACAACGTAAACCAGCCAAGGTAGAGGAGGAACCCGAAGAAGAAGAGGAAGAAGAGGAAGAAGAAGAGGAAGAGGAAAAACCAACTACCAAGAAAACTTTCACTCGTAAACCTATAGGTAAACTAGCAAGAAAAACAGAGCCTGAAGAGGAGGAAGAAGAAAAGCCGAGTAAGAAAACAACTGCGAAAGGCAAAGACACCTGTCCACATGGGTACAGGTTTGGCGTTGACTTTGAGAAGTACGACAAATGTGAAACCTGTAAAATGTATGATGCCTGTGCTGACGCAAACGAATAACAGACTATGCCAATCTTAGGTGTAAAAAGCAAGCGTGATGATTATAAACTCGTGGGGGTTCAAGTAACCCCCCGGGTTCATAATTATTTAACTCTCTACACACTGGCGAAAGGAATAACCAAAGCAGAATTGTTCTTAATGCTAATTGAGCAATGGATGGAACAAACTGATTCCAGTATGTCAGAGAAGGAACTGACAAAAGAACTCTTCGAACGAATAAATAAGGAGTGGAAAGAGTTAAAACTGAAGAAGCCAAGATCTAATTTTGATGAATTCAAAACAAGATTAAAATCTGAGCTTTTGAAAAAAGGTTTGGAAGAACGGCAAGTGACTGAAATAATCATTAAACTCATTAAATGATGGAACGAACAAAAAGACCAACCGGCCCAATCAGCCGCCAAATGAAAAACAAGATAGCGTCGGATAAAGAAGAGGTATTTACTGAGTATGACGGAAATTTCTACAACACCGTTAGTACAGGTTCGACCCTTCTTGACTTAGCAATATCTGGAGGGAGAGTTCGTGGAGGTGGTTTACCAGCGGGAATTCTGGTAGAGATATTTGGGCCGAGTGGTTCAGGAAAAACAGTACTGCTTAGTTCAATTGCTGGGTGCATACAAGAGAAGGGGGGTCTTGTAAAGTTCCATGATCCTGAGGCCCGTATCAATCCTACATTCTCCAAAATGTTTGGTATGAAACTTGAGGACGGGGATTATTACCGACCTGACACCGTACCAGAAGTTTTCAAAACGGTTCGAGAATGGAAGCCTCCGCAAAAGGGAAAGATACATGGTATCATGGCTGACTCATTGGCTGCTTTGTCTACTGATATGGAGATGGGCAAAGATGACGGGGATAAGATGGGGATGAGACGTGCCAAAGAATTCAGTGAGGAACTGCGCAAAACCTGCCGTATCCTGGCGCAAAACAACTTCCTCATGGTATGTAGTAACCAAGTCCGCATCAACGTGGACGGGGGACAATGGTCACCTAAGTACACGACACCCGGTGGGGAGTCTGTCGGCTTCTACTCCAGCCTTCGCTTGAAAACAAATGTCTTGAAAAAGATTGTTAAGGAAGTCACTTTCCGCGGAAAAGAAATTTCACGTGTAATCGGAGTAGAAGTAGAAATAGAAGTGTTCAAAAGTTCTATTGACCGTCCATACAGAAAAGCGCCGTTGACAATCATATTCGATTATGGAATTGATGACATACGACAGAACCTACAGTTCTTGAAAACGTATGGCAAAAGTAAGACATACATTCTTGGTGACCGTTCGTTGGATATGTCAATGGATAAGTCTATCGCTATCATTGAAGAAGAAAACTTGGCGGAACGTCTACGACAGGAAGTCATATTACTTTGGAACAAGATCGAATTTCAGTTTAAATCAAATCGTAGACCCCGAAGATAATGGAAAGGACCCGACATACAGGCCGAAGATTAACCGGTCTTAATTTTGAAACAGGCGAATGTACTTTTCAAGAACCCACCATTCTAACCAATGATCCAAGCTTTACGGCCTGGGGCTGGGCCGTGTTAAGTACCCATGGTAAAGTAATTGCCACAGGTTGTATTAAGACTGAACCTGAGCATAAGAAACTCCGCACACGGGTATCAGATGATCGTGCCCGTAGAACTGCGGAGATTGCCAGGAAGATACTGTCTTTGGTTAAGACGTACAACGTACATGTTATCTTGACAGAGGCACCCCATGGTAGTCAAAACGCCAATGCGGCAGTAATGATAGGAATTGTCATGGGTATCATTACAACGATAGCTGAATGCTTAGGACACCCAATTGAATTTTATTCTGAGCAAGATGCTAAGAAGGCTTTACTTGGAAAGAAATCTGCAACGAAAGATGAAACAGTTGTTGCTATCAGTAAGTTGTATAAGTATCCCGCCACTGGTAAGAAGTATATTGATGAGGCTGTCGCAGATGCCCTTGCCGTACATTATGTAGCCAATCAACAATCCCCAATGTTAAAAATGATGAAACATGAACGCTGAAAAAGAATATAAAGAACATGTCGTATCCAAAATCGTTTTGGATGAGATGAGAATACGTCTCCACAAAAGAGTGGGGAAGTACACATTCCGTTCCATTAATGTAAATGTGTTGGCTGGTTCAATAGTAGATGAGGCTGTCTTTGAGGTAACGATGAAGATCCTGGGCCAATCCAACATACGGAAATATGAGGTCTTATATGAATTTCCAAAGAACTGGTGGGAACATTTGAAACATCAGTACTTTCCTGATTGGCTACTTAAGAAGTTTCCGGTCAAAGTAAAAGTACACACCAGAACCGTTGAGTTCGACCACAAAGCACTTGTCCCTAAGTGGGATCAGTTCCCAAAAGGACAGGAAGTGGTTATGTTTTCTCAACCTGTATCACCTGAT